CTTGATTCCTTAATTTCACTCTCGTTTAGATCTGTCCTATTCTCAACCTCAATATTTAGTGCCTCAATCGTAATTGAAGATCCATACTTGACGATGAAATGAACAATCTCTTGAAAGATTATTTTTTCAGTGCGTTGCTCAAAATATGTGGGTTGGATGAATGGAATAACTTTTCGTGCATAATCTTCATTAAATACAAGGTTTCTAAGAATAGTTTGTTCAATTCGTTCCATATGAGAATTCAGTCTTTGCAATTTGGTCTAGTTTCTCCATTACATCTGGAGTAAAATAAGTTTCAGGTTCTTTTAGAATTGCTTTGGCATAAACTTTTTTAGTCTCACCATCAACGGTCATCTCATACCGACCCGCAACATTCTTCCAAAGTCCACCAATTTCCCCCAACTCAAGTAATCCATAATACCGATCAAGACCACGACTATCGTAAAATAAACGAATAGTGACATCTTTATTCTCCTTACTCAAACGTGACTTAGCAGTCTTTGCCTTAATAAGATTTCCGACAATTTCTGTTCCATCTTTCTCTTTCTTCTTGCTGAGATGAATGATGGTACTGGCAGCATACTTAAGACCAGAACCACCACCCATCTCTTTAGTAGGAACATAAGCACCGATGACATCATAAGTGTGATTGGTAACGATCATTGGTATATTAGCCTGCCCCAACTTGAGTGTCAACATCCTGAACGCACCTTTGATCAGTTGTGATTTTGTCATATCACGAACTTGCTTGTCGTTGAGTGCGTCGGTAATCTCCTTCTCTGTGGATAGCATTCCTAAAGAGTCTAACACAAACATACAGGGTTTGCGTTCATCTGCTGCCTTCTTCATATAAAGATCCACTGCCTTGAGTGCCTTGCTGCGGAACTCCTCAACAGTCACAACATTCACAACAACCGTGCGATTCAGATCAACTCCACGACTTTCTAAGAGTGACTTATTGACAGCTGCCTCAGTATCAAAATACAGGCAATATCCATCAGGATTAGAGTCCAGAAAATTCTTAACCACTGCGAGGCTAAAAAAAGTTTTTCCAGTGCTAGACTCCCCAGCAATGGCAGTAATCTTATTCCCAGATACACCACCAAATAAACTACCTGAAACGAGTCCGTTAAAAATGTAAGAACCCGTGTCCACATAAGTTTCTGCTTCGTCAATGTCTGCTGCGAGTTTTGTGAAGTCATCTCCAATCTCTTTTACAATATCTGTTAAAAAGTCCATTATCCGAAAAATAGTTCAAGGTTTACAGTTTTTTCTACATTCCACCCAATCGCATCAAGTACAGATTTAAGTGGTTCTACAAAACTCTTTTCAAATTGTAATTCATAATCAATGTACTTGTCAAGACCGAGTTCTGTAGGAAAGTCTTGAATAAATGAAATCACATTCTCTTGAATGATATTTGGTTTCTTCAGATAAAGAAACTTAATCTTTTCACCATTATTAATCAAAGAATACTTACTATCAAGTTTCTTTTGTTTAATGTAGTGATTATAAAGAAGTGCTCCACGAGCATGAATAGGAGTTCCCTTACCATAAATGTCTGAAGAAGAATGATACTTACGAATATCAGATACTGATCGTGGAAATGCAATTTCTTCTGGTGGAAGTTTCTTAAAGTCCTTACGACATTGATCAATAAAATCAATCACATCGTCTTCAGTTGCATTCATCATCAACTTCAGACCATCCTTAATCATCTGTCGGCAAGGTGCCGGAGTTGAAGATTTGACTGCCTCAATACCCATCATCTTGAGTTTAGGTTCAGTATATTGAACTCCCTCACTATTCCATACGTTGAGAATATAACGTTTCTTCGCAGTCCAAATACCACGTTCCGCAATGTTCTCACGTTTCATAATCATTTTTTGTTCATATGCCTGAACGTAGTCCGCAAGTTCCGTATAAGATTGTTCGATGAATGGTTCCAGTTTGTCTTGGCAGATCTTATCAAGTAAGGAAACAACTGCTGTTTTATCACCAGACTTATGACTAAGAAATTTATCAACAAGAGGTCCCATATTAAGATAGATTGAGTCAGTGTCAGATGCGACAACATAATCGACTTCCTCAGTTTGTAAAATCTTATTTAGAAATCCGTTCATCTTGTTCTCAATCCAACGAATGGAAACCTGACCCGAGAGAGTAATTGCCTCAGCATTTGCAAGTTTATAATACCTAAAATACTGATTACCAATGGCACCATAAGCAGAGTTGAGTTGAATCTTTCGTGCCATCTGGATGTTATTACACCGTGCGATTTCTTTTTCCAGTGCCTTCGTTGGAGTTTTTTCATAATCTTGTTTTGCAGCAAGCATCTTCTTTTTGTAGATGGTGCGATCTTTATAGATCTTCTCCATCAATTCTGGTAGAAATCCACGAACATCCTTACGATACATTGCCCCATTAGCACATATCGCATTGTCCTTATACAACTCAAATGTTATCTTCTGATCAAGTATCTTATCAACGGTAGCTGATGGGTGCCGTTCCTCAAGTAGAGTCTCCGGGGAAATATTGTACTGCATAATGAGATGAGGATACAGACTGTTAAGGTCGAAACTAACAACCCAGTCATACTTTCCAGGAATCGGTTCCTTGACATATGCTCCTGCGTATTTGGAATCTTTATCAGAACGAACGATAGGAGGAATTACAATATTCTTCTTTTTAAGATAATTATAGATGATTGTATCCCACATTCGAACCTGAGAAGAAACATCAGCATAATTTGCTTTTGCATCATATGCCATCGTAATCGCAAGTTCAATCAGTTTCATCTTGTCTTCCAAGCGGTCAACAAGTTCCACGTCAATGATGTTATATTCTACAAACTTTTGCCACCCATTTGTATAGAAATCTTTGAAAGTATCAAACTCAGAGTGATCTAACTTCTTCTGCCCAAGTTCTACACTCGCAATATAATCCAATCGATAGGATTCTTGCGCCTTATAGGTAAACTTCTTATAAAGATTTAGGTAATCAAGTTGCGTGACTCCACCAATATCATAGGTTATACGACGATTGTCATACTTATCTAAACTCTCCCGTAAGGTCACAAGACCCCAAGGAGAAAGTCGTTTCATTAACTTCTCACCCAGAATTCTATCAATACGACGAACAAGATACGGAATATCATACCATTCACTATTCCATCCAGTCACAACTTCAGGAGTATTCTCCTCAATCATCCACCAATCAATAAAAGAATTCAACAACTCATATTCGGTTCTGAATCCTTTGTAGATTACATTCTCTTGTTTATTTTTAAAAGGACCACGACCCCAAGTACGAATTTTCTTCGTAGCATAATCTTGTACTGTAATCAACAATACTTCTTCTGCCGCAGACTCTACATCAGGGAATCCATTTTCTGATGCAACCTCAATATCAATCGTTGAAATCTTGATCTTATTAGTATCAAATTTGATTTCTTCTTCAGGATATTTTTCAGAAATATACTGATAGATGTATCGATCATTACCATACACCTTGAAGTTATCTACATCTTTATATCGTGCAATAAAATCACGACACTCCCTCACAGTTCCTGGTTGAACCGATTCTACATACTCACCCTCCAATGTCTTATACTTTGTTTTCTTATTGGAAGAAATAAACAGAGTAGGATAAAACTTCTCACGAGTTGCAAAATGTTTTCCATTTTCATAACCACGCACCAAGAAGTGATCTCCAACCATTTGTACGTTTGTGTAAAACCGCATCAGTTAATTTTTTCCAAGTATTTTTCAAGTAGATCGGAGTTAGGATCTGTAATCGTAATAATTTTATCAGAACTAATCATAAACTCTGTTTGATCAGTATCATCTTTCATCCAGGGACAGAGATTGTGTTCTGCCCAGATTTCGTGTGGTTTAATGAGTTTGCAGTCTGGTTCTCCAATATCTGCACCAATCTCAATAATCTCACTAATCAGTCGTTCACTGTTCGTCAGTAGAATCAGTTTGATCGTCTTGTCCATTAATCATTTCCTCATAAAGTTTTTCAATTTCTTTGGCAGGACTTACAACAGTCACAAGCCAATCATATCTCACAGGAATTTCCTTATCCATAGTAAGTGGAATCCAAGGAGTAAATGATACATTCAATTCATCGTCCTCACCCCCATCATCCATTGCAGATTCTTCCGTAAGAAATCCATACTTAGGAACAAGATTTACTGCATAGGGATTCTTAAACAGATATCCACATATATTGTCTTCTCTAACTAGTTCTTTAATGTCGGCAATCACCGACTCACCAGATTTTAGTAATGCAATCTTAATAGACATTTTTGATTTACCTCTCAATTCATTATAGCACAAAAAAATCGGGGTGTCTATGGATTTTGCCATAGAACCCCGTGCGGCGACGATACCTAATATTTAGTTTTCAGGAAGTATTATGATAGTGTTGGTGCGAGAACTGCCCAACTAAAAAGAGATGATGCAGTCCCTAACAGAAGAGTGGCGGCTGTGAAGTTCATAAGTCGTCCTCCAAGTTACATAATTATATAGAAAACTGTATCACTATGATACAAAACTCTGTATCAACCACAACAAAAATATAAAGAAAATGTTAGGACTTACAAATAATCTTTCCTTTGGTGGTGCTCTGGGACGATTTTTCCCAAAACAATACTCAGTAACCCATCCTCAAATACAACTGATCTAACTTCCGTTTCATCACTGAGTGTCCAAGATCTGGTGAAAGATCTCTGAGCCACTCCTCTGTGGATATAATCGGTTTCAGTTTCTTTATCCTCTTTTTGTCCTTCGACAAAGAGTTTACCGTCTTGAGTGTAGACATTGACTTCTGCTTTTTTAAATCCTGCTAATGCGAGTTCTAGTCTCGATTCTACGTTACTGACCGTGACTAGATTATATGGGGGATAGTTTGTCGTTGTTTCGTGGAGTCTAAACAGACGATCAAAGTATTCGTCCATACCAATGCTATTCCTATTTATACGGTCTAGCAGCTGATCCATATTGGCAGCATTATACCTCGTAAGATTGTTCATCTTTACTTCTCCTTTTAAAGCGAGATTTGATTGTGTGGACCCCGAAGGCATCCATAAGTATATATTAGCATAAGACATAAAAAAGAGGGTAGTGAAACCCTCACCTTTTTATTCGGTTATCCAGCAAGAGATTTTAAAAGATCCGAAAGACTTACAAAAAGAGTGTCTTTTGGAGTTCCAGGAATATTCATACGAAGTTTTCCATCCTTTTCTGAAATTACCTGAACGAGAAAAGTTTCTTCTTTTGGGCAGGAAATAGATTCATTCATTTCAATATTGGTAGGAAATCCATCAGAATCAAAATTAAGAACTGCTTGGGAAGTCTCAATATTTACTTTCCTTTCTTTGAAAATTCCAGGAAGTTTATCTCTCCAAGGATCCCATTCAGCGGATAAAATTTGAGATCTAAATCGATCCGAAATTCTATCTTGAACCACTTTGAGTTCTGGTTCAGAAAGATATCCAAAGTGTCTTCTACACTGTTCCTTAACACCAGATAGTCTGGTACTGGCGGAGTTTCGTGAAACTTGTTCATTTAAACAAGTTTTTACAATGTTACGCCACTTAAGAGTAAAGTCCGTCTCAAAGTTTTTATTGTCTTCTTTAATGGATCCAAAGTTGACGGTCGTCATTATAAAAAAGTTTATTGCAAACTACCAGTTTATTATATCATAAAAAAAGAACCCGTCAATAGACGACAGGTTCTAAAAGGGTTTCCGACTTTTGAAGCGGCCGTCATGAAAGATCGCACGTTTATTTATTCGGTTTCCTCTGTTCTTTTCTTCTTAGAACCAATATTGTACTTGGTCTCAAGAATCCAATCTTGCTTGTCCT